GATATGAGATATGGAAGCCGTGGGAAGTAGAGCCTTATGTGGTTACTATGCCGGATGGCCGAAAAGAAAAATACTTTAAGAACTACGTTACTGGGGAGGTACTTTCTGCGGATGATATGATCCATATAGCAGACCTGAGCCATGACGGTATCAAGGGACTTTCTAAGATAGCACTGGCTAAGACATCTATAAGCCTCGGGCTTAATGCTGCCAAGCTTGGAGATGATTACTATAAGAAAGGCGCATTTATGAGCGGCTATCTTAAGCTTAAGAAAAGGCTCAATGATGATGGCCGGAAAGCACTCAGAGAGGATTTTGTGGCTCAGTATGCAGGCAGAGACAATGCTGGATCTATAGGAATCCTGGAAGAGGATACAGAATTTGTGCCCTATGATATGGCTATGCCATTTACAGATGCAGAGTGGCTGGGAGGTAGAAAATTTCAGACAGAGGAGATAGCACGTTTTTTTAATACGCCTCCGCATAAGATAGCGGATCTGAGTAAGTCAAGTTTCTCCAATATAGAACAGCAGAATATAGAGTACGTAGTCAATACGTTGACGCCTATCGCTAAGCTCTACGAGATGGAGCACGACACTAAGATATTCACTCCAGCTCATAGGTCGGATCACTTTCTGAAGTTAGAGCTTAAGGGATTACTGAGAGGTGATATTAAGACAAGGACAGCATTCTATACTAAGATGATAGACAGAGGCGTATTCAGTCCTAACGACGTGCTACGCTTAGAGGATATGATGGGATATGAGGGAGGAGACATTAAGATCTTACCTATGAATTATCTGACAGTAGAGGAGTTCAGTAAGCAAAAAAGAGACGATAAGAAAATTAAAGAACCTAAAGATTAAGAGAAAGTGAATATAGAAAAAACAGTACATCAAAATCTATTCTTAAAGCTTACGGCTCTGATGATAGATGATAAGCTAAGCGTATTAGAGTTGGGTGATAAGCTTACAGCATTAGGTGCTGATGATATAGTAACTGGTGGGTTCTGGATCATGGATTGTAATAGCCAGACGGAGTACTACTCTCCTAATTTTAGAGCATCATTGGATTATAAGGGGGAGCAAGATTTTCCAAGTGTAAGAGATAGCTGGAGAGATCTATTAAGTGAAGAGGAGTTAAAGCTTGCAGACTATAATTTTTCTGAATATCTAAAAACAGATGGCGATCACCCATACTATCAAGAGGTAACCTACCCTAAGAAAAACGGCGGCACAGTTAAGGTCGTATGTAGCGGAACCGTCAAGTATGACAGTGAAGGTAATCCAGAGAAGGTATTCGGGACACATAAAATTATTAAGTAATGTTAGAGGATGCAGGGGGTACGAGTCACTGGATAGTAGGATTAGTCACGGCTATAGGAGGCATACTTACGGCATTTTTTGTGTGGATGCAGACACGACATAAGAATAGCTCAGAGGTAGAGATCGCTAAGATCAATCATTCTGATGCTTCCGCTAAGAAGAGTCTACAGGATGCATTAGCGAGGCTTAAGGCATTAGAGATTGATCTTAAGGAGGAGACAGAGAAAAGACGTAAAGAGGAGAGCTTACGGATCGAAGCTGAAAAAAAAATGAGTGTCGAGATCAACGGGAGGGATAAGATAATCCTTAAGCTTCAGGAGGCAGTAAGTGCCACTAAGGCTATGCTGAGGATCGCATTGATACAGATGGAGTCACAATATGAAGGTGCTAATAATTCAGAATTGATGGGCACGTTCAAGGAGATACACGCCTATCTGGATAAGGATAATAAATATTAGAAAAATAATACCAATGAATAAAGAATTAGAAAGAGGTATAAGACTTACACACGCAACGAGTGAGGTCAGAACTGTAGTAAGATCTGAAGGTGATGAGGAGGTTAAGCTATACCAGTTTGTGATCTCTGATGAGTCAGTAGATCGGCATGGTACTGTGGTCAAGATGTCTGGATGGAATCTTGATAATTATAATGCTAATGGTGTCGTGCTCTATATGCATGATCATGATAAGCTCATAGGTAAGGGCAGAGCATTTATAGATGGTAAGCAGCTTATAGGAGAGGTCGAGTTTTTGCCAGCGGAGCTGAGTGCATTTGCTGAGGAGAAAAGGAAGATGGTAGAGGCTGGATTCCTTAAGGCGACCTCTGTAGGATTTGACCCGAGTGAGGGACATTGGGGTGATGAGAAAAAGAGGGAGAGTCCGGATGTGTTCTATTTTGACAAGCAGGATCTCTTGGAGTTTTCTATAGTCACCGTACCCTCTAATCCTAACGCTAATAAACGATCACAACAGATGGATAGCTTAATTAGATCAGTGGAGAAAGTGGATAGATCTGCGGATGGCATGTCAGATTACACCAGGACAAAGCTGGATATAGCAGATGGCAGAAATAGGAGGCTATCAGAAAAAACATGGGGTTAATTTATAAGTCAATCATTAGAAAATTTTATAAAATTCATTAAAAAAATAATTTATTATGCATAGAAAAAGGTTAGCGCTCTTGCAAGAGCAGCTCAGGGCCAAATTGAAGGCCCAAGTAACAATATCAGATTTATTAAAAGCAGAGAACAGAGAGTTTGAAGGCGAGGAGGAAGTTAATTTTGATGCGATCGGCGCAGAGATTTTGACTATAGAGGCATCAATTGCGGCTATCAAGAAGCTTATAGCAGTTGAAGATAAAGTCGCTGAGGTACAGGCTCCAGTAACGGTTACTCCCACAGTAGTCTCTCCAGAGGCTAAGGCAGCTGAGCGTTATTCATTTATGAAGGTACTCAGATCTGTAACGGAAGGTAAGCCTCTCGAAGGCTTAGAAAAAGAGATGCATCAAGAAGCTGAGAGAGAGGTCTCTGCCAGTGGACAGGCGATCAGAGGTGTAGGTATACCAGCCTCAATGGTCAATGCTAAGCAGAGGATCATCCATACTGGTGATGCTGCCAGTGCTGGTAATCTTGTAGACGAAGCTCCGGCTCGTTTCTTTGATGCCCTCTACCCTAAGACTGTTATCGAGTCACTCGGAGCGACAATGATCCCTGGACTTGCAGGTAACTTACCTATTAAGAAAGGTGCAGAAATTGCAACGGCATCATTCAAGGCGGAGTATGGCGAGAAGCATGAGACTAATGTAAGTTTTGAGCGAGATGTAATGACGCCTCACAGGCTTGTAGGTAAGATAGATATCTCACACCAGCAGCTTAAGCAGGACTCTATAGGACTGGAGAGTTATATCATGAGCCAGTTAAGCTCTGCATCCAGAAGAGCTATAGATAAGTCAGTATTCAATGGCGACGGTACTGGTAATGATCTACTTGGTATATTGAATACTGCAGGAATTAACGAGGTGACTATTGCGCCTACATCTGGAGCATTGACAAGAGCGGATCTTATAGCTCTGTATACTATCATAGAGTCAGAGGATGCGGATGAGAATGCATTGAACTTTTTAGTTACTCCAGGTATCAAGGGGTACTTGCAGAATCTTAAGACCGATGCAGGGTCTGGCAACTTTGTGTGGCCGACTAATCAGCAGATGAACCTCTTAGGATATGGAGCTCACAGATCTAATCTGTTACCGAAAGATCTCGACGATGGAGGTTCTAATACAGGACTTCATGCGATGATATTCGGTGACTGGTCTAAGATGCTTGTAGGATCATGGGGAGGTTTTGATGTCTGCATGGATAACAAAACCAGATTCGAGTATGGAGAGATCAAGCTGGCTATCGCATCATTCTGGGATATGGCTGTAGTACATCCTAAAGCTTTCTCTGTTATCAAAGGTATTAACCTGGCTTAAGAGAGTTATTAGTCAATCATAAAATTAGAACATAAGTATTGTTTGTTTTTTTTGGGGTGGTGCATGGTTTTTGAAGTCCATGCGCCATCCCCAAAAAGAACATTATTTCATAAAAAAAATGTATCAAAATGATACCTAATTATTTAAAAAATATCATTACAAATAAAGATTATGGCAACCGCAAAAACATCATCCAAAAAAGCGACAGGGAGCGCAAAACCAAAAAAGAAAGCGACACCAAAAACAGCAGCAGCAAAGAAAGCAGCAGCAGACAAAGCAGCAGCAGATAAAAAAACCAAATTAGTCAAAGTCAAGTTTCTGAAATCTCCTACAGGAGCCTTTAAGTTATCCTACGGTGTAGGTCAGGAGGCACAGATCAGAGAGACGCTTTCTGCCGATCTGATCGAGGCTGGATATGCTGAGTTAGTATAATTTTTTTTAATACATATAATAAAAATTGATATGGAACAAATTGGTATTGATAACTTAAAGAGAGTCTTACTATTTGGATTGAACTTCCAGAAAGGAGTCGTCGCTGCTAAGGCGGATGGCGTGGTTAACTGGATGGATGTAGGTCATCTATTCCCTATTATACAATCTGCCAGTGCAGCCTTTAATGGTGTCAATAAATTAAAAGGGGAGATCCTGGATATAGATGATGGAGAGCAATCAGAATTGATATCTATAACGAGAGATTTCTATGCAGACCTTACCGATGATCAGGCGAAAGTATTGATAGAGGAGACTGTCAACTTTGTCATCGACGGGGTGCAGCTTGGCTTGAGGTGGTCGCAGTTAGATAAGGGAGTAAGTGCAGAAAATATAAGCTAAAAGAGAATATACAGACTATGAGATATTACTATATAACACAACCTACGGAGGAGATCCTGTCTCTGGAATCTGCCAAGGCTTATCTTAGGATAGATGGAACATCGGAGGATGTGCTCATAGGTGATATCATTAAGAGTAAGAGGGATGAGATAGAGGGTTTTCTGTCCAGGACATTACTGGCCAGAGATGTTCTCGTAGCGATCGCTAAGCCATCGAGAGTTATCCAGGTGCCAGTGCTACCAGTGATGGCTGTTAAGTTGATACAGTATTATAAGGATGTAGATGGTACTGATGTGCTCACTACCCTATCTGCTGATAGTTATAAGTTCCAGAAGCATCAAGGCTGCATCATCATCAATGATCTCTCTGTACTGGATGATAGATCTGATGATACAGAGATAGAGATTATTGTAACCGCTGGATATGAGGGTATAGACTTTGTCCCGGCTGTATTCATAGATGCCATGAGGCTTATGGTCAGAGAGGGTTACGATGTGAGGTGTAATAGAGATGTAGATCCTAAGTATACTACTGCGGCGATGAGGCTCCTGGAGCCATATAGGAATAAGAGGATATTGTAGTATGAAAAATAGATACATAGATATAGATCCTGGAATGATGGATGAGCGTGTCCAGATAGATTCCTATACAGTGACTAATGATGCTGATACTAATGAGGAGATACTGTCATATACGCTCTTATCTGAAGCATGGGCATATGTGAGATATGCTAATAATATATCTGATGAAGAAGTGGAGATCCTTGATAGAGAATCTGTGGTACTTAAGTACATCATCACTATAAGGTATAACGCTGCTATAGGTGATCATAAGATGAGGGTGATGTATAGAGGTGATTATTATGATATAGAAGCGATCAGAGAGCTGGGGAGAAAGGAATATATCGTGCTGTATTGTAAGGACATTGAGTGATGGCTGTAGATACTAAGGATATAAATAAGGGGCTGGATAGATTGCTGCAGACTTATAAGGCAGCGAGACCAGCTATCAATAAGCAGGGGGCAGGTATAGTACTGGAGTCGGCTAAAGGCTTATCTCCATTAAGGACGGGTAATCTAAAGAGATCACTCAGAGTAGAGACTAATGCACAAGGGCAGGCTATAGTTAAGGCAGGTCCAGAGGCGTATTATATTCAGTACGTGACGGGAGGGACTAAGTACGCGAGGTCTAATCCGTTTATGCAGACAGCATATACTGTGAGTTTTCCAAGTGTAAAAACATATATGATTGAAAAACTAAGAGCACTATTACAATGACAGACCTGGCCATAAGAAAAATATTAGAATCTGATAATGCACTTGCGGCCATA